TATTAATCCTGACCTCGAAAATTACGACACGGAACACAACATAAAATCTGAATTTTGGGCGAACAAATGGAGAGTTTATGGATTAGGAATGACTGGTAAAATTGACGGCTTAATTTACACTGACTGGAAAATAGGAGAATTTGATGAAACACTCCCATATCGCTTTGGTTTAGACTTTGGTTTTTCAAATGACCCTGATGCAATGGTAAAATTAGCAGTTGACGAAAAAAGAAGCATCATTTATCTTGAGGAGAAAATGTACCAAAATGGGCAATCAACCGACCAGCTTATTGCAAGGCTCAAAACAATTGTGAAGCCTAACGAATTAATTTTGGCGGATAGTGCTGAACCTCGATTGATTAATGATATGCGCAAATACTTCAATATCCGACCAACTAAAAAATGGAAAGTGGTTGAGAGGATAAAAAAGATGCAATCATATCAATTAGTCGTAACACCCAACTCTAAGAATTTAATCACTGAATTAGAAAATTACACGTGGCACGACAAGAAGAGCGAAACACCAATTGATGGGTTCGACCATCTTCTGGACTCTGCTGGCTACGCCCTTACAGGTATGAGTAACTTTACATTTTCAATTAACGGCGAAACGGTATAATAGCTATGAAAAAAGAGATATTATTTTTGATTATAACATTTACATTCATTTATTTGGCTATGTCATTTATTTTCATGACATTTGACCCGAGTAATTGGGGATTGATTGGGCGGATAGCATTCGTATTAAATTTTGCATGGATTTCGTTCATGGGACTTAAAAATATTAATAGATGAGTAGCATTTTAAAGTTCATAGGAATACAGCCAAAAAGAAAGGTTACAAGCAACAACGAATTGCTTGAGGTCCTTTATTCTCGATTAGTTCAAAATCGCAACTTAGTGCTTTACAATTTTGACCCGAAGAAAAACGATTTTATCGTAAAAGGCTATGCCCAAAATGCGGAGGTTTACAAGATTATTAATAAGATTGTAACGAAATGCAATGCAGTTGAAACTATACTTTACAACGATACTGGTGAAAAGTCAGTACAGAGGTATAAGAAATTTCTAAAATCTGCCGTTCCGATTGATGCAGCCAAAGGTAAAATTTATCGAGCAAAAGCACTTGAATATATCGAGGATGAGGACAACGATTTACTTCAATTGCTTAAAACCCCGAACAATTATCAGTCGTGGGCTGAGATGATGGAGCTTTTTAGAATATTTTATTTTGTTCAGGGGGAGGCTTTTTTATATCGTGAAACAGCATTAAATTCTGACATAGCCTTGTCGTTACATGTTGCACCTGCTAACTGGATGACACCAGTTTTTTCAGATGACCCGCAAAATATAATTAAAGGGTGGAAGTTAAAAATGCATGGAGGTGTGAAAAGAACACTTGATGTAGAGGATGTTTTTCACCTTAAAATGACTAACCCGATATGTACGGAGGATGGCGAACAGATGAGGGGTTTATCACCATTGGTTGCAGGATTAAAATATCTTCAGTTAGATGATAAGTCAATTGAGGCGTGGATAAAATCAATCGAGAATGAGGGAGCGAAAGGGATTATTTCGCCAAACGTTTCTAATCCCGATCTTTGGTTATCTCCAGAACAAACAAAATTAGTAGATAAAGAGATAGATGAGAGGATTCATGGCGTTAAAAATAAAAATAAAATAGTAGCATCGAGCATGCCACTTCAATACACACAAATTGGATTATCTCCAGATGCGCTTTCGGTTATTCAGGCTCTGGAACATTCACAGATAAATTTATGTGATTTGTGGGGTGTACCTGCTACACTTTTTGACCCGAACCCGACCTATCAAAATCAAAAGGAGGCTGGACTTCAATTTGTCAGAAATGTTATAATTCCGTATCTGGAGAAAGAAGAGCAAAAACTAAATGAGTGGTTGGTTAAACCGTTTAGTGAGCGAGATAATAAAAACTATTACATTGACAATGATACTTCGCAATTTGATGAGTTGGCAATATCACTTGATGAGCGTCAATCACTTGCGAAAATATTAACGATAAATGAAATGCGAATAATTGAGGGGTACGACACAATCGATAACCCTTATGCTGATGAGGTGTTTATTGAGCCTGGTAGGGCACCACTTTCGGATATGAATATAAATTTTGACGTATAATGAAAAGAATAAACTTCAAGCGCTTAGTAGCACGAAATAACCGACTGATTTTAGCATATGAGAAAAAGTATGCTAAACAGATTAGTCGTGCGTTACAAAAGCAATTGAGGGATTATTTGAAAACAGGTATATTAACTGACGAAATTACACCAATTCTGACTGATATGTATATGGAAGTGGGTGAACGATTTTACCTTAACCAATACAAACTTCTTTCTGACATTTCGCAAAAGAATTTGTTTATTGACGCTTTCAAAATATGGTGGTCGAATTACGTTAATGGAGTTTTAGCAGAAAAAGTAACACGAATTAATGAAACTACTTTGTCGAAACTTCAAAGCTCATTGGGTGACTTAATTCCTCAATCATTAGAATTTGAAGAGATGGCAAGCCGACTGATGAAAGATTTTGATTTTTCACTTAAACGTGCAATGATGATATCCAGAACAGAGGTAGGTAACGCAATGAATGAGGCAAAATTTAGGGCAAAAGATAACATCAAAGAAGAGCTGGAGGAAGAGATTTGGAAAATATGGATACATAGAGGGTCTAAAAATCCACGTGATTGGCACGTAAAGTTAGATAATGGAAAAGCAATACACGAAGATGATGTTTGGAGGGTGGAGGTTCCAAGCACAGGATTTACCGAACCGATGAACCGACCACACGACCCGACAGCAAGTGCTGAAAATGTTATCAATTGTGGGTGTGAAGTAATGTATATTTCATACTCGTATGCAAAAAATAATGGAATGATATAAAACAACAACAGATATGAGCGAAATAATTTACAAACAAGCACCAGTTAATTTAGAGCCATCGGATAATGACGGTTACTTAATTGGGTATGCGAATATGTATAATGTAAAAGATTTGCAGGGCGATATTTCTGCACCCAATTCTTTTATAAAAACGGTGACTGAAAGAAGAGCGAAGATAAAAATTTATCGAAACCATGACCCCAACCAATTCGTTGGCGTTCCTGTTGAACTTAAAGCGGATGACCCGAAAGGCTTGCACCTAACTGCAAAAATGTTGCTTGACACACAATTAGGGCGAGATACTTATGCGGAGAGCAAATTTTTAGTCGAGAATGGTTTTGAGTCAGGTTTTTCGATTGGTGGATGGGTTATGAAAAGAGATAAAGAAAACAAATCAATCGTAACCGAGTACAAGCTATCTGAAATATCGGTTTTGACTATGGAACAGGCGAACATGCAAAGCATGGTTAGCATGGTTAAATCATTTCAGGAAAATAAGGAATTAAAGGAGGAAGAGTTTTGGAATGCTATTGTAAAAGCATATGATTACAATTTTTCTGACGACATATTAAAATCATTAGAAACATTTTTGACACTCAAAGAGAAGCCGTCCATTGACACTTCGAATGTTGAGCCGTCTAACATCATTAAAAATATTTATTCACAATTTATTAAACAATAAAAAAATAAGAACAATGGACAAAACAGAAAAAACAGCTGACGAAATAAGATTAGAGGCTGAACAAAACATTAAAAATTTGGCTACTGAAACGACTAAAGCCGAATTTGAGAAAAGAATGAAGGACATCACTTCAAAGTATGACGAGCAACTTGAAAAAGGGGCGACTAAAGAAGATTTAGAAAAAGCGAATAAAGCAATGAAATCAGAAATTGAAAAACTTTCAGCAGAAATAAAAAAAATGGGACAAATGGGTAGAGAAGAAAAAACACACAAAAGCATAGCAGATTCCATTGCAGAAGCATTGGAAAATGGTGCAGAGACGCTTAAAAATTTATCAGGCAAGCAAAGTTTGGCACTTAAAGCTGTAACGGCAGCAAGTTGGACAGACGCAGCCACATTGGCACGTCAGACAAATGATGCAAGAATAAGTCTTTATAACAGTCCTAATTCTCCTTTGTATTTGAGAAATATATTTCCTAACGTATCTACAGACAGCTCCGCAATTGTAATACCTCAAAGAGGTGTTATAACAGGTGCAGCAGCAGAATGGGCAAGAGGTACAGGAGCAGCGGGGGCAGACGTAGCCAAACCTGATG